TTATACATTTGAACCAATCGGTGGCGAATTTAGCGCGGGCTTAACCTTTCGGGGCTTCTAAATAGCCCATTTCCTTACGCATAGCTAACATATTAAAGACAAAGATTAACGGCAACTCGCCGACTTCGTCTGTTTTAGTTATGTCACCTTCGCAAAGGTCGTAAAGCAAACGTTCCCAGCCCCACTTTTTAGCCTTTTTGCCTTGTTCTACAGCTTCTTTGTTAGCCTTGTATTCGTCTACGCTATCAAAGTCTTTTAAATCGTCTGTTTCGTCGTCGTCTTCGTCGCTGTCATTGAACAAGTTTTCGTATTTCTGCATGAAATTTTCCCTATATTTAAGATAGTCCGTAAGAATTCCGTACAAGTCTGTTACTTTTACTTCGTCAAATAGTTCGAAACGTTCAAAAGGACTAAATGCGTACGGCTCAAACTCTATATTTTCCCACTTGTCTAGTTGAATACGTCGGTAAAACACGGACGCAATATGAGAAATATGTACTATATAGTCGTTACTTAGAAAATATTCAAGGTCTATGAATTCATAAAGACTTAATTTCTTAAAATCTTTAAAGACATACGTATTATCTTCGATGGATAGTTCGTGTTTATAGGTCTTTTTAGGTTCACTTAAACACCACTTAACCTCGTTAAACATTTCGTTTATTTCGTCGATGTCTTTGTCTTCGATGTCGTCGGCGTCTATGTCTAACAAAACAGATAGGGTATCTACTTGAAACGTAAAATACCCTTGCGTTCTGTCTAGTTGTCTAAGTTCTTTAAACTGATAAAGTTTAATTTCATTCCACGCCTTCGGTAGCTTCATTCGACTTTTGTACGTGGTTATTTATTTTGTCTGCAACGGCTACCAAATAAGGTACGGCAACGTCCGCTTTTAATTCTCTAATTAATTTAGCCTTTTGTTTAATGTGTGCGTCTGTATAATGTTCTGTTTTCGTTAGGTCGGTACGTTTGAATAACACCGCTAGAACTTCGCTAATATATCCTTTGTGCTTATTTCCTAAAATCTTTTCAATTAGTTTCGTGTCTTTGGCTGTTAGCCGAAAGTCTTCGTCGTAGGCTTGGTAAGTATACCCGCCAGTTTCAAAACGTTTTAATAGTTCCGAACTTGGAATCTTTGCCGTGTTAAACTTTTCCACGTACTCTTTGAACACCTCGAAATCTACTTCTTCGATGTCGTCACTAACACCCATAAATTTAAACACCTCTAAATGTTTTTCGATAATGTCTAGTTTGTCGTTAGCGTGAATGTCCGTAATTTCTTCGAATTGCTGGATCGTTAATTCGTGCATTTCATTCGGAATTTCTTTTCCTAATATTTCTACCATAATATAAATTTTGAACAAATATAAACAAAATGTAATATAGTTATGATTAAAGATTTACCTATTTACAAAATTACAATCGACCCCGAATATTCAGACGGCGAAGATTTAGGTATTGAACAAATAGCGTTCACAGATTCACCAGCGGTTAAGGTTAAAGGTATGGCGTTTTCAAATGTAGAAAAACGTTTCTTTTCCGATAACTTAAAATATAGAGTAACCGCGCCCGCTATGATTCCAATGGAAATTTATAGACGTGACGACGAAGCTGGTGACTATTTCGTGAGTTTTGACGAACAAACAATCGAACAAATATACGTTAAGTTCATGCGTGACCTACAGAACCGCAACGTGTTCAACTTAGAACATGACAAAGAACAAAGCGTACCCGCATACATTCTAGAAGCTTGGATAGTTGAAAACCCTAAACAAGACAAAGCTTTTACAACCTACAATATAGACGTTCCAAAAGGTACTTTAATGTTAACCGCACAAGTTACCGACGTGGACTACTATAACGAACTAGTAAAAAACGAACAAGTAGGATTTTCAATAGAAGGTTTTTTAGGAATGAAATTAAGTAAACACATAAATAAATATAACATGAATTTCCCAGATGGAGAACACCTAATCGAAGGTAAAATCTACGTTGTCAAAGATGGCGAAGTAGTAGAAATTAAAGAAGCTGAAATGGCAGAAGTAACAGAAGAAGTAACCGAAGAAGTTGCTATGGAAGATACAGCCGTAACAGAAGAAGAAGTAGTAGAAGAAGAAGTGGCAATGGAAGAAGTAGCTATGGCTATTGATCCAGCTGTTGACACAGAAGCTATTTTAGCAATCGTTAAACCACTTATCGAAGAAAACGTTAACGCGGTTATTGCAATGATTGCAGACCTTAAAAATCAAATGGAAGAACTTCTAGTACAAGAAGAAGAAGACGAAATGGAAATGTCGAAAGATGTTAAAATGTCCGCTTTCGATAAATTCAAAGCGTTCCGTTCATTCAACAAGTAATAAATTAAACACAAATAAAAACAAAACAAAATGATTAGAAATTTAAAATTTGACCTTGACGTAGATACTAACGCGTTATTGTGTCCTAACCCAGACGAGTTTTACTCAAAAGCGTATTTGACTGAGGATATCGCAGACAACTACAGAACGTTGCCAGGTATTAAATCTGCAACTAAATTAGCTAACGTTACTTTCGGGAACTTGCTTGCACCTTCTACGTGTAACTTTAGCGCACCTACAGACAACCTAGACGCTATCACAATCGACGTTTGTGCGTTAAGTGCGATGAGCCAAATTTGTCAGTTTGAAATCGAGCAATCGTTTTTAGCTTTGCAAATGTCTCAAGGTTCAAACGGTGATTTTTCTGTAGCTTCTTTCATGTCTTATTACTGGAATGAAATGGCTGGACGTATCGGTAACGATTTAGAGTTAATCCGTTGGCAAGGTGACACAGAAAGCGAAGACGATGTTCTTTCTTTGTGTGATGGTTACTTAAAAAAATTGTGTGCTGACGTTGCTGTTATCGGTCAATACGATGGTGCTATTAACGCGTCTAACGTACTTGCTAGAATGACTACATTGTTACAAGCTTCTCCTACAGCTGTACAATCAAAAAGAAATGATTTACGTTTGTTCGTATCTAGCGACGTATTCGTAAACTACCAAATTGCAGCGGCTTCTGGTAACACATTAACTTACGTTACAGCTCCATTAGCACCAACGTTCTTAGGTATCAAAATCGTACTTGCAGAAGGTATGCCAGTTAACACTATGGTTTTAGCTTTGAAAACAGACTTAATCTACGCATTCGATGCAGAAGGTGACGCAAAAGCGTTAAAAGCTGTTAACCTTGCTGACACGGTTGCAGAACCTTACTTACGTACACGTGCTAACTTGAAAGCTGGATTCTCTTATACGAACCCTTCACAGATTGTTGTTTATAACGTTTGTTTCGACTAGTCAATAACTAACTAAATAACGGGGGTGGGTCGAACGCCCGCCCCTTTTTTTTCACTTTAAAACATAAAAAACCGATGGCTTGTTCTACACTACAAGAGATTCTGAAAGGGTGTTCCCCGAACAGTGGGGGAATTTATACCCTATTAATAAATCAACAAGATAACATTACTTCTATTACTACGTTAGAAACATTAACAAACTGGGAAGTAACAGCAATTACACACACTGAACCATTCGTACCGATGGAGTTCAAACGTAATACTGGTAACTTCACAGAAGAAGGCGCAATCGACCTAGTAAATGGTTCGTCTTATGTTACTCAAACTATTAACTTAATGTTCCACAGACGCGACCAAGAGAAGTCAAAAGCTATCAAAATCTTAGGCGCTGGACAACAATACCTTACAGCTGTCGTAGGTGACGCAAATGGTAAGTATTGGTATTTCCCATTCTTACAAGTTACTGCATACGGCGAAGGTTCGGGAACGGCGCGCGCGGATGGTTCTAAATACTCGTTAGTTCTTACAGCTGAAAACGCGGAACTTGCATACGAAGTAGATTCTGCTATTATCGCTGGTCTTACAGCTTAATTAGTTTAGTTACATTCTAGAAACGTAACACTTATAACGACCCTACCTTAATCGGTGGGGTTTTGTTTTTTGAACAAGCGCCTAAACTAAAATAATATAGTTATGATTTACATTGAAAAAGGACAAGTTAACACGTTTGCTTTGACGCTGTCAGAAGTTACAACGCTAGTAGACCCTTTTTATTTATTCGTGTTTGAAGACGAATTTAACACGGCTATAGACCCGATTCTTTGGGAGGGCGTAGACACGTCTAACTATCAATATAGATACAATCTATTTACAATGGAAGAAGGCGTCGACATAGACCTTTTAAAAGGGCAATACACGTACAAAGTGTACGAAAGTCCTACGGCAATAGACATAAACACGAACACAGAAGATTTAAACTTAATCGAAGAAGGGCGCATGGTAGTTAGCGGTGTCGCTGTTTCTTCTATATATGAATAACATGGGTATTTTTGACAGATTTAAACAACAAAAAATAGAAGTTTCAGAAGGGTATCAATCCTTTTCAACTCCATTTGGTAAGATAGGTAACGCGAACTTGTCGCTACCTTACGTAAACGGACGTTATCAAGTTGCGGGTTACATTCCTTTTGGACAAGACAACCTTTTCCCAGAAACTTTAAACCAGTTGTATTTTACTTCGCCTTTACATGGTGCAATAGTTGATTTTAAAGTAAACGCTACTATAGGCGCTGGATACCAATTAAAGACGGACAAGCTAACGCCACAAGAAAAACTAGACCTATATACGTTTGAAAAGAAGATGAAGCTAGCGAAGTCTGTTAGGTTAGTAGCTAAACAGATAGTCTTACACAACCGCGTTTATTTCATGATTCACTTTGACGATAAAAACAAAGTAAAAAGAATCGAGAATATTAGCCCCGAAAAAGTACGTATTAACCGCGCAAAAGATTGTTATTATTTATGTGACGATTGGGCGTCAAGAATCGACGTTATCCCAGTAACAAAATACCACCCGTTAAACACAGACAAATGTCAGCTATACGCATACGAAATACCAGCTATTGGACAAGACTATTACCCATTACCACAATACACAAGCGCGTTAAACTTTGCGTTTTTGTCGGGTGAACTTTCGTACTTTGCAAAATCAAACATTCAAAATAGTATTTTCCCAGCGTTTGCTATGATGTTTCCTAAGCGTCCACAAAGCGAAGAAGAAAAGAAAGTCCTACGCGACACTATAGACAGAATGAAAGGCGCACAAAACGCGGGTAAAGGCGTTGCGTTCTTTGCAAATAGTTTAGACCAACTACCAAAAATTGAAAGTATACCGACGAACTCAAACGACAAAATGTTCCAAGAAGCTAGCGGATTAAACACCGAACAAATTTGTTTCGCTCACACAATCGACCCTATCTTAATGGGTGTTCGTACAACTGGATCACTAGGTAACGGCGCTGACATTAAACAAGCTTACGTTATCTTCGAAAAGAATGTTGTTATTCCTTTGCGTGAAATGGTAGAAGAAGTCTTTACAGAACTATTAAGTATTTCTAAATTGAAAGCGGATTTTACTATTAAGAATTTCCAAATCATTAACGAAACAATCGTAGAACGCGACGAAAAGATACTAAAAATAGTAGACTCTTTAAACACTTTAGACCCTTCTATAGCTTCGAAAGTAATTGAACAAATGACACCGAACGAATTACGTTCTTTGGCGTCTTTACCACCACTTGAAAACCAAACACCTACAGCGTAATGTTATATTTTATTACTGAAACATATTTAAAAACGAACACGCCAATAACGGCTAACGTAGACGTAACAGACGTAACGCCTTACATTAAAACACAAGCGGATTTAAGAGTACAACCGATTTTAGGTTCGGTGTTTTACAATTATTTGTTAGCGGAATATAACGCGCAAACGTTAAACCCAGACGAAGAAACGCTAGTAGGATTTATTCAACCCGTTGTAGCGTGGCGTTCAGCAGAAGATGCTGTTTTCGGTCTTACCTACCAGTTAAAAAACAAAGGTTTACAAACACAATTCGGTGATAACAGCGGTTCGGTTAGTCGTGCTGAAGTAGCTTTCGGAATGGAACACTACGCACAAAAAGCGAGTTTCTTTGAGGCTAGATTAATTCGTTATTTACTAGCTAATAAAAACTTATTTCCACAATTCACAAGTTTAGAAAACCGCGACACAGATTTACGTCCACAAATAGAAATGTGTGATTGTGTAAGTACGTGTTACGGACGTTGTGGACAGCGTTACAATGACAACGGATATAATAACCAAATAATGGTTTTCTAATGACTGAAATAGTAACGATTGTAAAAAAGTACGGAGTAACGGGTGTGTTATGTATATGGTTATGGCACACAGATAACCGACTAAATAAAGTAGAAACAGCGCTTTACGATTGTTATAAAACGCAAACGATTAAATCCTTCACAAGTTCAAGTGTTATTTTACCAGAACGTTTATTAGCAGTCCTACCAAATGATAAAAAAGTTTATAAACGATACATTAAAGCCTAACGGCAAATGGTCAATAAAAAGAATTAGCGCTTTTACTTCTTTTTGGCTAGCTATTTTCTATGCGTTCGTTCCGTTATTATACCCTTTTAAAGTACATGAATTTGTTTTTGTAGGGTTGTTAGCTTACTCGTCCGCATCTATTGGCTTAACTGTTTTAAATAAAAAAATAAAAGAACCCGAAATATGAAACTAGACATAAGTAAGATTAAACAAGTTCGTTTAAAAGATAGCCAGTTCTTCAAAGAAGAAGCACCGAAAACACAAATTTACCTTCATCACACGGCGGGAAATGGTAACGCAGAACTAGTATCTAGATACTGGAACTCTAACGAAACACGAATCGGTACGGCTTTTGTAATCGGAGAAGACGGTTTAATTGTTCAATGTTTCAGCTCTAAGCATTGGGCGTGGCACTTGGGAATTGATAACCAAGACTTCGCTGTTAACGGCGCAAAATACGTGAACTTAAACAAGTCTTCTATTGGTATAGAGGTTTGTAATTGGGGCTACTTAACTAAACGTGGCGACAAGTTTTACAATTACGCTGGCGGTGTTGTTAAACCCGAAAACGTTACTACTTTGGATCAGTCTTTTAAGGGCTTTAAATACTACTACAAGTATTCAGACAAACAAATAGAGTCACTACGTCAACTAGTGGAATATTTATGCGAGGCGTACGACATTCCAAAAGATTATAACGATTCAATCTGGACTATAGACAAAGACGCGTTTAAAGGCGTTAAAGGAATATTTACACATAACAGCGTTCGTAAAGATAAATCGGATATGTACCCTTGTCCACGTGTAATTGAAATGTTAAAAAACCTATGAAAGTAATATTTGGAATTGCGATTAGCGTTATTCTCGCTTCGTGTTCGGCTCATTACCACGTAATGCGTGCCATGAAAAAAGGATATACTTGCGGACAAGAAACCGACACAATAACTATTTCATCTATAGATTCAATTCCGTACGTTCTAAACGACTCTATTTACTTCGAAAGGGTAATCGTTCAAAAAGATACAATAGTTCGTTACAAGTCATATAAAGTGCCTCAAACGAGATTCCAGACGCGTATTGAATACAGATACAAAACAAAAGTAGTTAAAGCGGACGTTTTAAAAGTTAAGTACAAAAACAAGTACATAACTAAATACAAGACGCGCTGGTTTTTTGTTATCATTGCTTTCGTTTTAGGGTTGCTAGTTAAGTTTACCTTTAGTGAAACTTTTAGAAGTAGATTGCAATTGTTTACTAAACTAATCAAATGATTAAAAAAAAGCAACTCCCAAGAATAAGACTTAACCAACAAGAATTTGATTTAATACAGCAATTCCGCGCCATAAAAGACAAGTCTAACGAAATGGGCTTGAATGAAAACGATGTTAAGCACGGTTGGATTAAGACAAAGGACGCTAGTTTGTTCTTTGCGAACCCGTCTTTTAATAGCGGTAAAGAAATAGACCTAGACTTTGTTAAGCTACTAGAAAACGCACCTAAAATAAACACGGAAAAAGTTAAACGAACTGAATACAGCGGTGAATTTGACAAGCTAGTTTTTACCGATGTTCACATCGGAATGGATTCCAGCGACAAAGGGCGTAGTTTATACCCGTCCGAATGGAATGAAGACATACTATTTGAGCGTCTGTCTAAAATGATTGATTACACACTAGCAAAACAGAACTCTAATATCTTACATATACTAGATTTAGGCGACTACCTGGACGGCTTTAACGGACAAACAACGCGAGGTGGCCACACGTTACCGCAAAACATGAGTAACCAAAAAGCGTTCGACGTTGGTTTTATGTTTAAGACTTTACTAATTACACAGCTTTCGCCGTTCTACGATAAAATCTACGTGCGTAATATCTGTAACGATAATCACAGCGGGGACTTTTCCTACTTCGTTAACCAGTTCTTTAAAACATACGTCGAACGTGATTTAAGAAACGTTTTTGTGACTAATCAGACTTTGTTTATTGATCACGAAGTAATAGGTAACAAATGCTTTGTAACGACACACGGAAAAGACACACATAATTTAAAGTTTGGATTCCGTCCTAAAATAGACGCGAACCAGATTAACAAAATACTCGGGTATTTAAACACGAACCAACTACTTAATAAAGGTTACGATATTATTTTCGAAAAAGGTGATAGTCATTTATATCTATTCGACTCGTCTAGTAGTGACGTCTTTAAGTATTACAATTATCCCGCGTTTAGTCCGTCAAGTAACTGGGTGGCTATGAACTTTCAGCTAGGTAAAAGCGGATTCATACATTTTAACTACGATTTAGAACAAAAGAGTATAAACGAATTCTTTTTTTAGTGTATCTTTACATCAGTTAAATTAGTTTTTGTATTATAAAGGGGGTTGTCATCACGTTGGCAATCCCTTTTTTTATTCGTTTACCTTTATTCTGTTACAAAAAACGTCACAATTTACCCTTGTTTTATTACAATATATTGTGATTTTACATATTATTTTATCCATAAGTGGTCATATAAAGGTCAAATACATATTATAATGTGCTTTATAAGTTACATTTTACACCTTGTCGGGTATAAATAAACCCATTTCCTTTACATTAGTACCTTATCGGGTATAAATTTTTCCTAGTAAAATCAAGGCTTTCAAGATTATTTTGTAAATAAGTGAAAAATAATTGTTAAAAAGTTTGTTTAGATGAAAATATAATACATATCTTTGTAGAAACAAAAACGAAATAACATGAAAACTGCAACTTTTAAATTTTACGAAATGACTAATGAAGGTTTAAAGTACACTATTATTACTTGTCCATTATTAATGGTTTTAAGTAGTGGAAGTATTTTAGTAGAAATGGAAGGCAAACCACAAGGTAAATGTATTGCATCAGAAAACGTAATATCAATAAAATAATTTTAATTACTATGAAAGCAAGCGAAATTATTAACATTATCAAAACACAAGAACAAGAACTATACAATGAAGTTCAAAAGTGTTTAGAACAATTAGGCGCTAACGACCCTATTACAGATTCAGCGGTTACACGTTGGGCAACTATTAACAATTTATTAAAAACTTTAGAAGCATGAAAACTACACAAAAACAAACCGAGTTATTAGATCTATTTTTACCCGTAGCTTTATTTTTAGCTGTTATGGTATTCTTTATAGCAACTAGACCTAACTACATTAAAGTGGACAAAATAATTCAAGACATACCTACGCACGTTCAAAGTCCCGTACTAGAAAAATATGGCGAACTAATCACTAAACATAAATAAAATGAACTTCGAAATAACAGATTATACAATGTCACCTTTTAAAATGGAAATTGAATACGTTTTAGGCGACTACTATTACAACGTTGTATGCGATTTTAACTGGCTTGACGACGAGTATAACGGCACTTATTTAGATTTTAATATCAATCCTTTACATGGTACGTTTTTCCATAGCACAACGGACGAAACGGGAACGATTAAAATAACGGACGAATACACGGAATTTATACAAGAAGCTGTAAAAGAGTTTAGAAATAATTCTTTGTGGCTTTATAACGAAGCTTTGGAACGTCAACACTATTTAGATAAAAACGATTATAATTACTGGGCTGACTATGGTATTTAGACTACAAAGGATGGTTAAGTTCTGGACGAGCAAAACATCACACGAACACGTTAGGGGGTCATTTAACGAAGACCTTTATAAAAGAATATGTGAAATTAAATTTAATCAGAAGTTATGACACCGAAAGAAAAAGCACAAGAATTAGTAGATAAAATGTATCACTATCAATGGCGAGAAAAACAACGAGCAAAAGAATGTGCATTGATTGCAGTTGATTTATTGTTAAGCGAATTTTACGCAGATGATTACTATGCACAAGTTAAACAAGAAATAGAAAAGTTATGAAATACTACTGGAAAATGAAAAACGGAAATTTAATTGATATTGACCAAATGACTGAAACGCATTTACGCAATACGTTAAAAATGATTGTTAGAAATAGTCAAGTTAAAAAGACTAAAACAAGAACTGGAAATATAGAAGCTAATTTCATGGAAGAACTATTCCTAGAATATGCACAAGACGATTCATTAGATAATTTTTATGGGATATGAAATATAAACTAGTATACTACAGCGGTTCGAATGTAATTCACAGCTGGACGTTTGATAATAAAGCGCTTTGTAATTGGAAGAAAAAGGAATTAAGAACGCGTGGTCTTTGTTTGCTAGGACATTTTAGAATTGAAAAGGTATGAAACAATGTTTTAAATGTCGTAGAATGTTAGATCTAAATGAATACACGGACAATAAAAGAGGCTACACCTTAAAAACTGACATGGGTAAAAACAGAGTTTGTAAAATATGTAACTTCGACAGCGCTGTTAAGAAAAAAAGTCTAGTATCTTTTAACTACGAACAAAAGAAATTTGAAGTAATTAATTTTAATAACATTGGTGAAGTAGGCGAATACTTCGAAACAAATAAACTGATATGAATAATACAATAGAAAAAGTACATTACTACCTGGAACGTGACGGACTAAACGAAAAGACACGCAAACGCGAAATAGTATATAAACGAGCCTATTTAATGCACGTACTACGCTGTCAAAACATGACATTTCACGAAATAGGACAAACATTTAACCGAGATCATGCGACAGCAATTTATCAATGCAATATGGTAAAGCGTTATTTACACGAATTAAAAGACGAAATATATATTAACTTAATTAGTGAATATTTAGAAGCCTTTGAAGGTGAAAAATACAAGCCAGAATACTATAATCTTACCGACGACGTGTTAAATTGTACCAGTACGTACGAACTTAAGTTGATAAAAGAACGAATCAAAGAAAATAAGTACGGAAACAATGACACAGATTAAAGTAATATAGTTACATTTGTAAGCGTTCATCCGACATTATAAACGCAAGGTATTATTTAGCCATTTTAATGAACAAGAGGTCGGATGCTTGGGATTTAAAGTGGCTTTTTTTATGCTGAAAAATTAACACAATGAGTAAAGAACTACCATTCTTTAAGTTTAACGCCACCGAGTGGATAACTGGTAATATCAGTTACGAATCATTCGAACTTCAAGGCGCATTTATTAGCGTGTGTGCTGAATACTGGAATCGAAATAATCAGATGACAATAGAAGAAGCAAAGCTACGTTTACGTAATGCAGAAATAGTTGATTTATTAATAGCAAAAGGATATTTAAAAACTAAAAAAAATAATTTAGTAATTTTATTTTTGGATTTAGAAAAGCAAACTATTTCAGCTAAACGTCTGATATTAAGCGAGTCGGGTCGTAAGGGTGGCTTAAGCAAGGCTAAAGGGTCGCTAAAGCAAGGCTCTAGCATTATAGATAAAGATAAAGAAGAAGATAATATATTAGTTCGCAAACAAAAGTTTGGCGATAAATTAAAGCCTTTTTTGGATTCTTATGAAAAGATAATGATTAGAGAATTTTACGAATATTGGACAGAACACGGCGACAAGGATAAAAAGATGCGATACGAAAAACAAGCTAGTTTTAATATCGAATTAAGGCTAAAGACATGGCTTAAAAATAAAATCGAAAGGAATAAACCTAAATTTAATTTACCCACTACAATAATAGACTAATGTACAAAAGACTAACAAGCGTAAATAACGAACTTTTTGATATACGACAACAAAAAGACGTAAGAGGAAAGTCCATAGGTTGGGACTGGGATATTTTACCATACACAATTAAAGAAGGTTGTACTACTTACATAGGTTCAGCGCCAGCTAGTGGGAAAACAGAACTTTGGTTTGAAATATTAATTAACCTTTCGTGTTTACATAACTGGAATCATGTGATATTTTCACCAGAAACTGGTAGTAGTGCCGAAATCTTTGCTGAATTATGTTACAAATACGTAGGAAAGCCTTACGTACAAGGTCAAAACTCCATGACAAACAGCGAACAAATACAAGCTGAAATGTTTATTAACGAACATTTTATAGTAATTGACCCTATAGACGAAGACCTAACTATTACTAAATTCTACGAACTAGTAGACGAAATCGAACGCAAAGAGGGAATGAAAATTCACACGACTACAATAGACCCATGGAATGAATTAACCGAGGAGTTTATACAAGCCGACTTAGGACGCGAAGACAAGTATTTAAGTCGTATTTTAGGACAAGTAAGAAAAAACGCACGTAAAACGGGACGCCATAACTGCGTAATTAACCACGTACGCGACCAACCTATGGTAAGTAGTAAAACAATAGCTGGAACTGACATAAGTTATTTTCCTATGCCTAGCGCTAGAGACTTCGCGGGCGGTCAAGTTTGGTTTAGAAAAGGTCTAAGCGTATTAATACCATGGCGACCACCTTACGGCTTGTTAAATTCAGAAGGTAACGGCGCAGAAAAGAATGAAGTACATTTAAAAGTAGCAAAAAGTAAACCGAAAGGCGTATCGAAAAACGGAGTATATAAGTTATTTTTGGATTTAGATAAATATCAATACTATATGTTAGATTTTAAAGGTAATCGTATCTACGCCAACCGAACAAAGAAACAAGCGCCACAGCTTACAATGACAAATTTAGGACACAAATTAAAATCAATGCAATAATGGACATAGCCTTACAGCTTTTACTAGTAAAAAGCAAACTACAAAGTATTAAAACACGAATTAGATTAACACGTGAAGACCTAGAAGCAAAGAAGCCAAACGCCACCGCATTTATTCAAGGCGCGCATGACGTAGAACTAGACTTAACAGAAATAGAAAAAACTATCTACAATTTAGAAATGGAAATGCGCATGATAGGACGCGAAATGAACTACGCCATGCAGATAAACGGACACTTAAAAGAAAAGATTAACGATTTAGAAAAAGAAAACAAATACAAAAATTTAGACTTATGACAGATGAACTAGCAAGGGATATTTTATACAACTATCTTCAAAAAAAAATAGAAAATAAACAAGAATTACCTATCTGGGACGAACGAATAACGACAACCTACGAAAATAATGTACTAGCTACATGGACATTTAGGGGAATATTACAATTTTTATACAATTTAAAAGACGAAAACAATGACTAAACAACACAAACTAGTAACCTTGTCCGCTGTACTACCAGTACTAGCCGACTTCATAGAAGACTTAAACGACCAGTTCGTTTTTAAACAAGACCTAAAACGTAAAGCTAACATACTAGCTGACGAAATACGCAAGGTAGATAACCGACTTTTAAATACGAACGAAGCAAACCGCGAAGAAATATTTAAACAACAGATTGATTTACAGCTAGAGTTTAGAAATTGGATAAAAGAAACAATAAAATTTGACTAATGAGAAAATTAAGAGTATTGATAGCTTGTGAAGAAAGCCAAGCTGTAACAAAAGCGTTTAGAAAATTAGGACATGAAGCGTTTAGCTGTGACTTATTGCCGTGTAGCGGTGGTCACCCCGAATGGCATTATCAACAAGACGTCTTCGAAGTAATTGATTTAGGATGGGATTTAATGATCGCACACCCACCATGTACATTTTTAGCTGTAAGCGGTGCTAGATGGCTTTACAATAAAGACGGAACTAAAAACGAACAAAGACACAAAGACCAAGAAGAAGCCTTAGAGTTTGTCGGTCAATTAATGAACGCACAAATAAAATATAAAGCTATTGAAAACCCTATTTCAGTCATAAGCACGGGAATAAGAAAACCTAATCAAATAATTCAGCCGTGGCAATTTGGCGACGAAGCGCAAAAATCAACTTGTCTTTGGTTATTCAAGTTACCTAATCTAGTTCCTACAAATATTGTAGGTAAAGGCGAGTTTATAGAATTCGTTAGCCATAAAGGACAACTTAAAAAACAGCCTAAATGGTACTTCGAAGCGTTAAAAAATGCAAAGACACCCGCAGAACGTCGAACGTTAAGAAGTAAAACCTTTGACGGAATCGCTAACGCCATGGCTGAACAATGGTCTAACTATATTTTAAGTCAAGATGAGGTGTAAAAATTGCCGTGAAAAGTTCGAGCCTATCCGTTTTAATCACAAGTTCTGCTTAAAAGACGAATGTATTAAAGCCTTTGTCGAAGAAGTCAAAGTAAACCAATGGAAGGAAACGAAAACACGAATGAAGAACGACCTAAAAACGACACAAGACTGGTTAAAAGAAGCGCAAACAATATTTAATAAGTATATAAGACTTCGCGACAACGGTTTAAATTGCATTTCGTGTGGACAAAAAATAAACGGAGTTAAACACGCTTCGCACTATTTAAGTTCTGGCGGTCATTCAGCTGTAAGATTCCACGAGGATAATGTTTGGGTGTCTTGTTACAAGTGTAACGTTATGTTATCTGGAAATCAAATTGAATACCGAAAAAGTTTGATTAAAAAAATAGGAGTTGAACGCGTCGAATGGCTAGAAGAAAACGGAAGCAAAGTAAAGAAATGGACTATAGACGAACTCAAAGAATTGATAAAAGAGTATAAACAAAAAATTAAATAATATGGAAATTTGGAAAGATGTAATAGGTTACGAAGGTATTTACAAAGTGTCTAGTTTAGGACGTATTAAACGCATTTCAAAAAATCACCTATGCAATTTAAGGTATCAAGGTGAATACTATTTAAAACCACTAGACAACGGAAAAGGATATTTAAGAATGAAGCTATCAAATAACGGATCATCGAAACGTGTAATGTTACACAGAATAATAGCAGAAGCGTTTATAAACAATCCCGAAAACAAAAAGGTAATTAATCACATTAATTGTGATAAAAAAGATAATCGTATTGAAAATTTAGAGTGGTGTAGTCAAAGTGAAAACGTTTTACATTCGGTTAAATTAGGTAGATGGACGCAAGGACGAAAAAAAATAAATAAAACTATTGCTTATATCAAAATATAAACTATCTTTGTACAAACAAAACTAATTTAACATGAAAAATTTATTTAAAGCGTTGGCAACATTCCAACAAGAAGTACCAGTGATCCACAAAGCGACACAAGGATACGGGTATTCGTATTCCGATTTACCTAAAATCTTTAGCGTTATCAATCCGTTACTAAAAAAACACGGACTAGGATTCACGCAGTTGATTAACGACACTAATTTAGTTACGTGTTTATTTCACGTAGAAAGTGGCGAAACAATCGAAAGCACTACGGCAATACCGCAGAACGTAGCGTTAAAAGGTATGAATGACTTTCAAGTTATGGGTTCTGCTATTACTTACGTACGTCGTTACGCTATCAGTTCAATGTTAGGACTAGTAACCGACAAAGACACGGACGCTTCTGGCGAACAAGTTAAGAAATTACCTACTATAGACGCTAAACGTTTTCAAAGTGCTGTAGAAGCTATTAACGCGGGTAAGTATACACGCGAAGAACTCGAAAGTAAGTTCGAATTAACACAAGGTCAAACCGATTTAATTAACGCGCTATGAATACTTTTAAAATTAGATGCTCTGCAATAGGTAAGATAATGACAAACCCCCGCACTAAGGGGGAGTTATTAAGTCAAACCGCGAAAACATATATCGAAGAACAAGTTATATCGGACAAGTACGGAATTAAAAAGCAATTCTACAGCCGTTACACCGACAAAGGTATTCTAGTAGAAGACGATGCGATTAAATTAGTATCGGACATTCTAGATTTAGGCTTTACATGGAAAAACGAAGAACATTTTAGTAATGACTTCATGACTGGGACACCCGACGTAAACACGGACACGGTGCTACTAGATGTTAAGAGTTCTTGGGACGCTACTACCTTTCCGTTTTTTGCTACAGAAATTCCTACAAAGGATTACTATTACCAACTTCAAGGATATATGGAACTAACGGGTAAAACCGAATCGTTGCTGTGCTATTGTTTAGTAAACACGCCCGAAGAAATGGTAGAAGACGAAGTAAGACGCGCACATTGGAACGCTAACCTACTAGAAGAGAGTTTAGACCTACGCGACGAAGTACAGAAACGCCATAACTTTGACCACATACCAGATAACCGACGCGTTAAAGTCTTCAAAGTAGAAAAAGACGAACAAGTAATAGAAGCAATCAAAGAACGCGTGGAGCTTTGCCGAGAGTATTACAACACCTTAATCAATTTCTTATGAGTGTAATAGAATGGTTATTAAATAACTTAAATTCAGAACCATATTCAGAAGCGGATTTTAAGCATAATTCCATGTTATGGGATAAAGCAGAAGAATACGAAACGCAACAATTAGAACAAGCATATTTCGATGGTACTAATTTTGAAACTAATGGATTTGGTAATGATGCAAGTAGGTATGTTAAACAACTAAAAAACGAAATATGAATCAGCAAATAGAAGATAAAATAGTATTACGCGTTTTGGCACGTTTTAACGAACGTTCTCAAGTCGGAATAACCAAGTATAACACAACACTTGAAAGAACTGATTTAAGCACGTTAGAATGGATTACACACGCACAAGAGGAGGCTATGGACTTTGTTCTGTATCTGGAACGACTGAAAGACGAATACAAAAGCAAGGATATTTCACGAACAATGCCTAAATAAAAACAGATGAAAATAGTAATAGAACAATACGACCATAAAATAACATACGAAGTTCCACAAAATGACGTAAGCATGGAAGAAATGCTAGAAATACTCGAACGACTATTAAAAGCAACTGGCTATGTGTTTAGCGGAAATCTTGACATAATAGATACAAGCTGTGAAAATAGCACTATTGAAATGGACGGGGGTTCATTCAGAGCAATTTAAACTAAACAACAAGAACAATGAAAGAGAAAACAATCGCAATCATCGGAGTAATATTAGCCATGTCTTTTATTATCACACTAGGAACGTTTATATGTTCGTGGATATTCAAAGGATTATTTTAGTTACCAATTAGTAAGTTACCAAACAGTAAGTAAACAATTAAATAAATATACAATGGAAAACAAATTGAATTCGGGTGCAATCTTTAAGAACGACAAAAAGACGAAGGACACCCACCCAGACTACAGAGGTAAAGTAAACGTAAACGGTAAAGAAATGGAAGTAGCCTTATGGGTAAAACAAGGTAAAGCTGGATCGTTCATGTCTGCTTCATTTAGCGAGCCTTACGTAGCGCCAGCGCAAAGCGAACCAATTAGTAAAGTAGATAACGACGATTTCCCGTTCTAATATGTACATTAACGACACAGAACTACGAAACAAGCTTAAAGAGGCGCTAAGAACGAAAACACGTAACCAAATAGTAACAGACATTAAAACACGTACGGGTAAATTTCACCAATACCAGATAGACAAGTTTCTAAAAGGTCACGACATAAGTTTAAGCACCGCTATAAAGCTAGACGAATTCTTATTAAGGGAACGAATGTAACTTAAAGCATACCATTAGAACTGCAATAGGTTCGTTTATAAGCCAGTTTAACCGCTGGCTTTTTCTATGTTAATAACTTTTTTTTACCGTGATTAGATTATAATCGTAATTTTGATTAAATATTAATCACATGGAATACCTATATTTAATTCCCTTCGTTTGGTTTATCACAAACTTCGAACCTTTCCACGAAGTAATTGACCGCATTTTCATGAACTTACCACTAAACAAGTGGACTTTGGCTATTCATTCGGCTTTCGGTTGTCCTAAATGCGTTGGGTTCTGGTCTACGTTGGTTATATCTGGCAATTTCTTTACGGCTTGTCTAGTTAGTTTGTTATCTTATATACTTGACAAATGCTTACAGAGGCTAGAATACTAGAAATAAACGGAATACTAGCGGACATAAAGCCCGAGCGATTAGGTAAGATGCCACTACGCAAGCTTCAAGCTATCAAAGTAAAAGAAACGGGCATACGTGATAACGAATGTTTTTGCAGACCCGACAAACGCCAAAAATGGTACGCACAATTTCTAGAATGGTATGAAGCAAACGCTTGACAAATACATAAGCGAACATTACGACGAGGTTAGGAAATATACTAACCACTTTTTAAAGGCGTACAATAAAAAAAAGAACATAAACCTATCAATGTTAAACGCGGATACGTGCATTAATAACGCATACCTTCATGTTTTAACAATAGACAAACAAGACGCGGACGAAAACACGGTAAAAAGCTATTTACTAAACACTATTAAGTGCCAAATTATCTGGGATAAATCAATCAGTCACAAACAAGACGACTGCAACACTATAGAATACATAGGTAACGACGTACCCGACGACGACGAAGTAAGTAGAAAAATAGCAATAGAACAAAGATTTAACGATCAACGCGCATACATAGAAATATTCAGACGTCAAATTACTTGTCCTATCCAAAGGGTAACTTTTGAGTGCTATTACGACAAAGGTTTTAACTCCGCACGTAGCCTATCTAAATACTTTGGGATATCTACGACGTCGGCGCATTACATGCTTAGGGAAATAAAACAAAAAATCCGCGAAATTCAATATAGTTATGAAAACAAATGAAATAGCAGACCAACTGGCTAGGTTAATCTTATTCTTAATAGGTGGGGTTATCTGTTTAGGCGGTTACGAAGTAGCCTTACGTATGTTGGGCGTACTAATTATAATTAAAGCAATAGGACACGAACTAAAACACGAACAAAATGAAAATTAAAGATGAGTACAAAGGAAAAACGATTATCTGTTATGATAGCGTACTGGGACAACGTAGAATAGAAGTCGACAAAATCGACCTTAAACGCTACAGCTTTTATACCAGTATGGGATTAGGCTACCTATTCGAAAAGGAAAACGTTACAATCAGTTACAAAGGAATCGAAGAAGACCAGGACGCAGACGTAAACGAACCCAAAGAAGTAGAACCAAAAGTAACTAGAGTTAAACCAGCTACAAAAACACGAAAACGTAAAACAAATGTCGCAACCAATTAAAGGGGAAAAGAAACCCACGTTTATAAATAGATGTTTACAAGAACAAAAGGAAGCAAAGAACACGCTAACGGACAAAGAACACCTAGCAACGTGTAACCGAGTTTGGGAAACACACGCACGCGAAGCACTAAGCAACTACGTAAAGACGTTTCAAAAGAAATGAAGTTTTACCTACTAGACTACGGTAAAGAAATGATAAACGAAGGTAAGGTAATAACCGACTACCTAGATAAAATGCAATTTCACTACATAGCCTACCTAACAAACGCGGACGGGTTGCTATGTCTTGAAGAAATAGACGAAGACGAATTTTTAAACCACTTCAAAAACACGAAACATGGCAAAGCCTAAATACATAAAGACACCAGAAGAACTATACCAACTATTCGAAAGCTATACACTAGACACAAAGCAAAGAGTAAGAACAATACCAAAGGCAACTAATAAAGGAGTGCTATACGAAGAACACGTGCCACCTTTAACAATAGACGGTTTTAAAACCTACGCCAATAAACAAGGGTCGGATATTAACCGATATTGGTATAACGTAGACGGGACACTCAACGACTATGTAAGTATCGTTACGCGCATTAAAGAAGAAATACGAAACGACCAGGTCGAAGGTGCGCTAGTCGGGCAATATCAACAGAACATAGTTGCACGTCTAAACAACCTAACCGAAAAGACGGACGTAACGACCAACGGCGAGGCTATCAATGAAATTAAAATCTCGATAATTAGACCCGACACGAAACAACTAGACTAATGGAACTCAAGTCGACTATTGTATTTGAAAGGAATTACGACGCGCTTTACAATAACGAGGCGCGTTTTATCATTAACGAGGGTGGTAGCCGTTCAAGTAAGACCTACAGCCTATGCCAACTGATTCTAGTTTATTGCCTACAGAATAGAGGCGTTGTCGTTTCAATCATACGTAAGACGTTCCCAGCGTTACGCGCTACAGCTATGCGTGACTTTTTAGAAGTTCTTAAAGATGCGGGTATCTACGAAAAGAGTTCACATAACATGAGTGAACACATCTACAGCTTTAACAATGGATCAATAGTGGAATTCTTTTCAGTCGATGACGAACAAAAAATAAGGGGTCGCAAGCGCCACCTTGCATGGTGTAACGAAGCTAACGAACTTTATTACGACGACTTCACACAGTTGAACATGCGTACTGAATCCAAACTCATTTTTGATTACAACCCGTCCGATTCTAACTCATGGCTTTACGACCTACCAAAAAACGAAAGCATATTAATTAAGTCCACGTATAAAGACAACCCGTTCTTACCCGAAAGCATAAAGACACAGATAGAAGACCTCAAACGAACCGACGAGGCACTATATCAAATATACGCGCTAGGTGAAAAGGCTATCAGTAAAAGTAATATCTATTCAAACTGGACATTCTTACCGCATAGACCCGCTAGGTTTACTCAGTTCATATACGGAATCGATTTCGGGTATAACCACCCCACCGCGTTAGTAAGAATATACTGGCATGAAAAAGATGTCTTTATCGAACCCGTAATTTACGAAAGCTACCTAACGACGTCAGACCTACTAGAACGCTTTGAACAACTTAACATTGAAAAGAACGCCGACATCATAGCTGACTACGCGAGACCCGAAATAATAGCCGAACTAAACAACAACGGTTACAACGTTATTAACGCGAACAAGTCCGTTAAAAAGGGTATCGACAACGTAAAGACTTTCGGAATCTTTTGCATGGAACACGAAGGCTTAAAGAAGGAATACCAGAATTATAAATGGAAAAAGATAGGAGACCAAATACTAGACGAACCCGTGAAACTTTGGGACGATGCTATGGACGCGACCAGGTACGCGACCGCCTACATTAAAGAACAATACTTTACAGACGACGCTTACTACGCGTTCTAACCTAAACAAAGACCGAAAATAATATAGTTATGGCACAATCGATAATAGCAAAACCGCAAGCGTTCACACCCGCTTACAACCCAGTCAAGTACATAATTGACAGCACGAATAAAAACCTAACTGGATTTAGATACATTTTCCAAGTGTACAACGGTGCAACCCTCAAAGGAACTTTTAAAGTATTACCTACCTTTTCGACGGGGTACGGCGAACTTGACCTATCTAAGTTCTTAAGTTCTTACGTAAGCTGGGACTTTGACCCGAACGTAACGCAAGACCTTGACGCTGTAAATAGCTTTTACAATTACGACGTTAACGTCGGCGAAGAATACTTGTACGAACTTAGTTACACGTCAGCTTTAACGGCAAGCGGTACGAATACACGAATTAACGTTACTAACATTTTCCAAGTAGGTGACCAGATTAATATCCTACAAGACGACTTAGGCGTAGCCAATCCATTACTTGAAGGCTTGCACACGGTTATTGCCGTGTCGGGTTCTTGGATAGACGTTAACGTACCTTTTAGTTCAATCACAAACGTAAACATAAACGGAACTATTAACTACGCGGACAACCGCAAGGTAGTAACGTACGACATAACCGAAATAGTAAGTAAGAAGGTTTTTAACGGGGCTTTCACTTGGGTTGACTTCAAAGTATACAATGAGAATACTTACACGCTAAACGGCGTAACAAAGGAATTCTTAACGAACCAACCTACAACGGATTTCTACGCAACGTTAGGCCAGGATATATGGTTAAACGGACGCGCACGAATAGGTAAAAAAATGTACTTTCAAAATGACGACGGACACATATACAGCAAAGACATAGTAAATAATAACTCTATAGTTTCGGTTGCTGTAGGTCCTAACAATTACGGCGTAGTTACTCCTATTACTGGAATCTTACCAATGGTTAAACCCGATACAACTTACTACGATTTCTGGTATTACGACGGCGCACAGTTTTCGCAGAAGTACCGCGTTAACATAGACAGACGCGTACAAATTAACGAGTATCACATTTGCTTTTTAGATCGTAAAGGTTCGTTCTCATCTTTTGCCTTTCAGCTTAAAAGTTACGAACGTGGCGAAGTTACACGCGACGAGTTTAACAAAGACGTACAAGGCTACGTTAGCGGTGGCGAGTGGAGTTACAATTACGAAGAATTCGGGTTTAATACTTTCAACATAAACGTAACAAAGACCCTCGAACTAAATACGAACTGGATGACTCAAAAAATGTCGGACTATTTCCAAGAACTTATAACAAGCCCTCAAACGTTTTTAAAGTTAGTTCAATACGTAACAACAGAAGAAGGCGAACTAGTTCTAGATGAAGACGGTTGTCCCGTGTTAGTGTCTGAAAGTACCGCATACGTGCCGTGTATCGTTCAAACAAACAGCTTTGAAGTATTCAAACAGCGAAACAAGAACCTAATCAAACAAAGCATAGTAGTTAAATTAGCAAACAACGACAACGTAAATGGTTAACATAGTAAAAATAATACTTGAAACGGGGGTACTTGAAGTAAGACAAGACGTAGCTTTCCCGATTAACTTTTCTGTAGGTGACATTCGCGACATATCAAAGCGTTCGGGTACGTTCTCAAAGACTATCGTACTTGCGGGTACGGATAACAATAACCAACTATTAAACCACTACTACGACGTAAATATCGAAGCGGGTACGTTTAACGTTGCGACCTTAACTAAATGTCAAGTCGTACAAAATAACGTAGTGATTTTAGATAATGCTTTGTTACAGCTAATCAATGTAAACAAACAGCAACTAACGGACGCACACGAACAAATTGTTAATTACGAAGTCGTAATAAAGGACACGAAAGCCGAACTATTTACAACAATGAATAGTAAGGAATTAAACGACCTAGATTTTAGCGACCTAGACCACTTTCAAACGACTAGCTACATTCAATCGACCTTTACAAACACGGTTGCCAACGGCTTTAAATATCTATTACCATACGCGACAAACGGCAATCAATATTTCATGTCACAGATGAAGCCCGCTATATACGCTAAAACTTACTTTGATAGGATATTTAACACGGCTGGTTTTACTTACCAATGGGATGACTTAGTAGCGTCTAGGTTCGACAAGTTATTAATACCTTACAACGGTGACGAAAACGCTGTAGATTGGAACGATTATAAAGTAGTCGCAAATACTAATTTTGAAACCGCATACGTTCAAGCATTTCCAGGCAATTTTACCCCGTGGGCTGAAGAAGTAAACGGATGGACAGAAACGCTAGACCTTCAAGGTATCTTTAATCCTACGACTGGATATTACACCGCGCCAACGGACACCGACCCCGCTAGTTCACAATCTTACGAATTTAAAATTAACGTAGAATTTGAATACATATTCGAAAATCACGGCGCGTTACCCGCTAGAGTTTTCCAATATACGAACAATACATACATTCCAGTTACGGGAGTTTTCGCGCCTTACTTTAAGGCTATGTCACCAGCTAACACGGGAACGGCTGCATACGTAACGACTCAAACAATAACTGATTATATACCTTCTGGTACTACCACTTTTGGGGCGTATGCAAATACAATGATAACTAGCCCGACTACGTTTATATCTAGTGGCGACATTTTAAAACTTGTCGTAGGTATACAGTCAAACATGAACACGGGGGCTTACGCTTGGAAAACATCTGCTACTAGTGCGGGCGCACTTGTTGACGTTAACATTAAAGTAAATAACATTACTTTAGAAATATTACCGAATAGTAACACGCCCGTAATAGGTGGGTTCTTAAATATGAACGAATACGTACCGCAAAAGATTAAACAAAGCGACTTCGTTAAGTCTATATTTCAGATGTACAATTTGTTTGCTGACGTCGACCCGTCACAACCGAATAACATTATCTTAAGACACCGCGACGAATACTACGACAACGGACAAGAAAAAGATTGGACATATAAGCTAGCAAAAGACCGCGAACAAAATTTAGAGTTCTTACCCGACGTTTCTAGCAAGCGAGTAATATTAACTTACAAACAAGACACGGACGACCCGAACGTTTTATTTTTCCAAAGCACAGACGAAATTTACGGACAACAAGAATACATATTTGATAGCGAGTATGTCCGCGACATTGACGTAAAAGAATTAATCTTTAGTCCTACGCCTATAGCTAAAACAACTTTCGGGGCTATCGTTCCAATGATTAACGGACAAACACCTAAAACAAATATTAGAATCCTTTACGACGGCGGTCAACAGCCTTGCGGGTCATGGAATCTTATTAGTAGCGGTGTCGCTGGAACTTATGGTATTTTAGAATATCCAGCTATTACCCACTTTGACGACGCGAACACGCCTACTTTCGACTTGAACTTTGGAACGTGTGACTTTTACTATTATAACCCCGCAACGTTAACTAACAATACGCTTTTCAATCTTTACTGGCGTCGAACAATTAATCAAATTAACGTCGGGAAAATGTTAACGGCTTACTTCAAACTAGACGAAGGCGACATACATAGCTTAAAGCTTAACGACAAAATCCGTATCGACAACAGCTGGTGGAATATTAACAAGGTAATAGATTACAACGCTAACATAAACCAATTAACAAAGGTCGAACTTATAAGCGTAGATACTGAAATAGACCTGGCACGCTTTCAAACGAACACGGGTAACCCCGCACCTTCGACAACTACTAACACGGCTTTAATGTCTGTTAGGTCTTCTGCTATGAATTCGGGTAACGTTATACTTGAAGGTTCAAACGTAGCGGTATACGGCACGCGTAACAGCATAGCTCAAAACGTTAGGGGTGTCGTAATAGGTGACGACCAAACACTAAACGAAGACGGATTAATAACACCAAGAATTAACGGCGTAGCTACTCAAATAGGCGGTTATATTGCTAACCTTACCCAAACGGGAACGGGCGCACCTACAGCACTAGTTTTCACGGGTCAACTTATTACATGGACTAGAACAAGCGCTGGCGACTATTTAGGCACACCCGTAACGCCTTACGACTTTTCAACTACCTATGTAATGATTAACAACGTAGAACATGACTTCTTAACTAGTGCGTACATAAACACGGACGGAAACGTAGTTATTGTTACTTGTCGAACTAACGGACATTCACACCAAGACGACGTTTTAAATAATACTACCTTAGAAATTCGAACCTACTAGAAAATAATATAGTTATGAATGAAGTAGAGATACCATTAAAACTAACGGGCGTCGGTTCAATGAAAGCCGAACTACGAAGCCTAAAAGCTGAATTAGCAAACGCCACCGACCCCGCACAAATGGACGCACTAGCCCGCAAAGCTGGTGAACTATCCGATAGAATAAAAGACGCTAACGATCAAGTTAACGTGTTTGCGTCGGGTTCTAAATTCGAACAAGTTAGTAACGGGTTGGGCGGTATTAAAGATAGTTTAATGTCTTTGGACTTTGAAGAAGCTAGCCAAAAGTCGCAAGCCTTTGCAAAGAATCTAGGCAAACTTAATCAAGCCGACATTAGCGGGGCTATTAAAGGCATTACTGGAACGGTAAAAAGTCTAGGTGGCGCGTTTATGAAGTTAGGCGTACAGATATTAATGAACCCTATATTTTTACTAGTCGTAGTTATCACTGCTATCGTAGTTGCTATAGGTGTTTTCCTAAATAAAATAGGCGTACTTGACAAAGTTTTAGAGGTTTTAATGTATCCTATTAATTTACTTATTCAAGGCTTTAAAGACTTAACGGATTGGCTAGGTTTAACATCTTTTGAAGCAGAAGACAACGCGGAAAGAATTAAAAAAGCTAACGAAGAAATAATAGCTTCAAGTAACAAAAGAACCGAAGCGGTCGGGGCTATGTATGATTTCGAAATTGAAAAGGCTAAAATAGCTGGTAAAGAAACGTCAAAACTAGAGTTAAACAAGTCGAAAGCGTTAAGTAACGAAGCTAAATTAAGACGTGACAGACAAGTAAAAGAATTACAAGCGTTAAATAAAATAGCAAACGAAGACAATGCGGAGCAACGCAAGAAGTTAAAGGAATCTATTAACGCTGAAAACATTACTATCCGTCAAGGTTCACGTGAGCGTATCTTAATTTTATTACGTGAAACAGCGAAGAAAAAAGAGGAGTACAAAAAGCAACGCGACGACGCTAAAAAAGTAGCTGACGACGAAGCTAGCGACGCAAAGAAACAAGCAGAAGAACGAGCAAAAGAAGCACAAGCTAGATACAAGGAAAAAAAGGACGCACTTAAAAAAGCAACCGAAGACATTCAAAAAGAAATAGCAACGGCTAACAAATTTATTACTGATTCTAGTAAGACGCAACAGCAACGCGAAGTAGACGACGTTAAGTTAAAATATACCGCGTTAATTGCCGAAGCTACTAAATACGGACAAGACACAAAGGCTTTCGCACAAGCTCAACAAATAGAACTAGACGCTATTAATAAAGCGTTTACAGACGCTGAAATTGAAAAGCAAAAGAAACTAGACGAAGAAAAACTAGCTAACGAGAAACGCGTTGCAGACGGAATAAAAGCGTTTAAAGAATCGGAGTTGCAAAAAGAAGAAGAACTAGACGAATTAATTTACCAGTCTAAACTTACCGCACAGCAAAAAGAACTTGAAGCGAACAAATACAAGTACGACGAATTACTAGCACAATACGAACGCTACGGAAAAGACACTACGGATTTAATAGCACAGCAAAAAGAAGAAGAAGATAAAATAAACGCGAAGTATACACTAGCTGAAATCGAAAAAGCTAAACAAGTTCGAGATACTAAAATTCAATTTGCTAGCGACATAGCTAACGGAATCGGTGCGATTGGTGAAATGTTCATAAAAGACCAAAAGAAACTAGAGAAATTCAATAAAGCACAAGCGTTAGTTCAAATAGGAATAGATACAGCGAAGGCAATTAGTTCCCTTGTCGCTATGTCACAAGCTAACCCAGCGAACGCGGTTACGGGTGGGGGTGCGGGTATTGCTCAATTTGCTAGCGGTATCGTTCAAATTATAACCAATGTAGCGAAAGCAAAAGCTTTACTTTCGAACCCTTCTGGCACACCTTCGCCAAATACGGGTGGGGGTGGCGGTAACAACTCCGAAACTTCTGTTAGTATGGCTACGCCAGCGGTTCAAATGTTTGGACAAGGTAACAACTTAAATAGTCAAGGCGGTACTAAATCCGCTAACGCTAATCAAAACATGGTAGTAACAGCAATCGTAAGCGAAAGCGACATAACCAACACACAAAACAAAATTAGTAAACTTCAAAAATCTGCTGAACTATGACAAGTTACCAAGCCTTAATAAACGAAATAACGGCGTTTTATGATAACCACGTTCAAGTAATGAAGGTAGGGTCTGACTTCAAAGAACAAATGTTTAATTTCGCTACCAAAGACGAAAAATATCCGATTATCTATATAGTTCCTATCAGTGCCGTACCTACCGAAAACACGAACGATTTTAGTTTAGAAATATATTGCTTTGATATAATCCAAAAAGACCGCGCAAATATTAACGTTATCCTTTCAGATTGCCAGCAAATTCTTTACGACCTTTACACGTACTTTATTAACTCAACTAATTACGCCTTTGACGTGGTGGACATTCCAAGCTTTACGCCTTTGAACAACGACTTGTTAGACTATTGCGCGGGTTGGGTAATGACTGCTACATATTCAGTAAACAACTGGACTGATTGCGCTGTCCCACTTAAACAAATAGAGAATTAAAAATAATATAGTTAAACACGTAAACAATGAGTAGTAATTTATTAGGCGAGTTAGTCGCTAACAACGGTACATATTTTTTAAATGTTGGTGCAAGATACGTGGGTAATGTAGATCAAGTTATAGTTCGTGGAAATGGTATAACTGATATTGAATTATTTATAACTATTGATGGTGAATTATTAGAAGTTACTGAAGATTATTTAGGTGATTTACGTTTACCAGATGGATTAAGAATAACTCCAAAGGGTGACGATGTATTTACAAATGTTAGATGTAATGATTCGGAAACTCCAGGCGTAGGTCTTGAATTAGTTTTGTCTGCGTAATGGCTACCAGTATTAAAATATCACAACTACCAGCAAAGGGCGCGAACCTTGAAGCTACTGACTTACTAGAAGTTTCTGAGTTTAACGGCACTGGTTACGTTTCAAAATCTATTACGGGTCAAGAAATTATCGACGCTGTCGCTGGTTCTGGCGTGACTGATGTCACTGCATCAGCTCCATTGGCCTCAAGCGGTGGCACTACGCCCGATATTTCAATCCCACAAGCGGACGCGGGTAGTGATGGATATTTAAGTTCAACTGACTATATCAGCTTCACCAATAAACAAGATGCCTTAGTAAGCGGTACTAATATCAAAACAATCAACGGGAGTTCTGTTTTAGGTAGTGGTGATTTGGTTGTAAGTGGTGGTGGTGCGAGTGGTATTCATAGTTTTGTAAAACCTCAAACTGGAGATTCAACAAGTGCCTCAATTAACGCTGGAGCATTAAGTACAATAGCTATCTCAAACAATAGATTGTACGCCAATCCATTTATACCAGTTCAATCAATTACTTGTTCATCTCTATATGTGAGCTGTTCAACTTCACAAGCAAGTTCATTAGGAAGGATATTAATTTACTCAGATTTAAATGGACTTCCAAATACAAAACTTTATGAAAGTGCAAACTTAGACCTATCAGTAACGGGTATAAAAACGGCAACAACAACTTTTACTTTTACTGCGGGAACTACTTATTGGTTATCTTTTCATGGTTCGGGGACTGCAAGTATTCATTCAATAAGTGTCGGAAATGTAATACCATTAAGAATAAGTTCAATTTCAGTTAACTCACTTTATATTGCAACAACTGCTCCAGCGTTTGGCTCTGCTCCTTCACCTTTTGGTGCGGTTAGTGGGACAAATACAACAGTACCTTTTATCGGAATAACTTTATAACCATGCCACAAGTAAGAAACGAAATATACGATGATAACGGACTTGTAAGAGTAGAGTTCATCGAAGTAGAAGAACAAAGTCAAGAGGAACTAATCGCACAAAAGGAAGCGGAGTTACTCGCTATGTACAACGAATTGAAAGCACTTAAAGGAGAGTAATGGCTAGATACGCAAACAACGGAATTTTCAACGTCAAATACAAGACACGTAACAAAGTTGCGCAGACCTTGCGTAAAATCATTCTAGAAGAAAACCTAATAGATACTACAGCCCTTTACGATTCGATTAGAATTAACGCAAAGATACCCGCACTTGGTGAACTAGAAATACAGATACTAGCTATGTACTATTTTGGTTTCTTAAATAACGGAACTATTAACATGGCGCCCTTTGATCTATGCGCTAAACTTACAGCACGTTTAAACGCAGAAGGTACGACCGCAGAAATTTACAGCCAGTACACAGAATGGATGACAGAACGTTATCCTATCTTACAAGTCGCTAAAATTCTAGGTGATAAAAAGAAAATCGTTTATACATTTGAACCAATCGGTGGCGAATTTAGCGCGGGCTTAACCTTTCGGGGCTTCTAAATAGCCCATTTCCTTACGCATAGCTAACATATTAAAGACAAAGATTAACGGCAACTCGCCGACTTC